GCAAGTGCATCATCTTTTGGTGCACCTGTGTCTAAACAAACTAGTTCTTCGAAAGCTGTTTTTCCAAACAACTTTTCTAAGTTCATTTGCCGTAGCTTTTTGGCATTAACATCTGTACTCATACTTGTAATACAACGGAACACATATCCATGTTCTTCGTGCAGTCGTTTAACATAAAACATTGCATCACGCAGTGCAGGAAGAAATCCCATTGCAGCACTTTCGTTAAAGATTTTTACGTGTTTAATTGCTTCGTTGCGAGAGATACCAAAGCGTTTGGCAATGTCATATTCCCAATTGCCGTTTTCAATCTGTGTGTATCCACGCTGTTCTAAATAACAGCAGAATGCATACTCCCAATTTAAAATCACGCCGTCTGCGTCTGTAAGTATTACTTTATCGTTGTATTTCATGTGAGCCTCTTTCATATTATGTATTATAATAACACACTAAGAGAAAGATGTCAACCGATATTATAAAGTATAGCCATTTGCTTGCAACACAGGCTTGTATTGTGCAAATTGTCCAGTACGACTACCGTTCGGCCCCCATTGACGTTTGGCACCAATGTCTACATGCATAAAGTTATTGTAACAACCAATGCCCGAAAGGCCTGCGTCTACGGCTTTTTGTATCATATCAACTCGTCCTTGCACACTGGACGTTCCCCATTGTACGTCTGCTGCTTTGCGTTGCACATGCATACTGTTTCTTGCGCCGCCGATTTGTCTATTATATGCAGGTGAACGATAAGCACTGTTTAGCGTAATAGGACGTCCTAAACTTTTTGCAAAGTTTTCTAGTTTAGTCCACAGTTCAGGTAACACTCTAGGATTTACGTGAGACTGAACAATAATCCATTCTGATGTAGGTCTAGGTATAGTCGAATCTTCTTGTGCATCAGAGCCTGTAGCTGCATCTGATCCAGGTGCTCCGATAGCACCTTCTTGTCCATTAATAGGGTTTGTTCCTCCAGGATTGCCGCCGCCGTAGCGTTCAAGTGCTTCCATTGTATCTGGATCACCACCAGCTGCTAATTCTGCTGCTCGGCCTTCGATAATAGATCTTGCTTCTGCATCGTCTATGCCAACTGTGTCTTCGAGTCCGAGTGCATCAGCTATGCCACCGCCTAGTGTCGGTCCTCCATTTACAAATACATTAGATGCAAATGGAGTGTTACTGTGTGTTACTGCTGGCATTATTCTGCTCCCGGACTATAATCTGTTGCGGGCGGAGGTGCCGTGCCTGCACGATCAATTGCCGCCTGCGCTTCTGGTGACCTTGCTACAATTTGTCCTGTGGCAGGATCAACTAAGTCTGCATTAGGATTGGCATTCTGAGATGCTGTTTGTCCTTCTGGTCTTGCAAACGGCCAACGTTTTTTTGGTGCCGATGCATCTGGTATTCCATCTGGAGGACCAGGAGGTGCTCCAGGCTTATCTGCCTTGGTTGCTTCGTCTTTATAACCTAGCTGTTCACCTAGCGCAAAAGGTGTTACTATTGTAGTAGATCCACGCAGTCCATCATCCGGTCCAGCAGTTCCTTCAGCTTCCCAGTAGTATTGTCCACTTACTCGTATTAATACTTTGAGCGTGGCAGGATCTTGACCAAGGGCTGTAAGTATACTAGTTCGTTCTGCATCTAAGTCTGCATTACTGTCACCAGTTGCTGCTGCTGTGCCGCCGCCATTTGTAGATGCGCCACTGTTGACTGCTCCTGCAACTGCTGCTGCTGTGTTGCCTACTGCTGAACTCATAGTAACTGCAAGTAATGCTCTTTGAAAATCATTAAGTACATTATTAGTTGCAATTCCACTCTCTGGATCAGACTGTAGAGTTTGTAACAATCTAATGTCATCACGTATGCCTGTGAGTGCCGTAATAATCCGGTTGTACTCCGGAGTCATGTCTAAATGTTGATATGGAGCTGCCATTATGCGTTATCCCTCGGTGCCATTGTGTCTACTAGATACTTTGGTGCGCTTGCAGTGTTTGTTGGTCCGCTACCGCCCCAATATCTATTTGAAAGTATTCCTGATATTACGCCGGCTTGTTGACCTTTCCAAGCAATGTCTACGTGTACATTACCATTGCCCATATAGCCATTGCCCATTCCTACCGCAGTTGCACCAGCATTTTTACATTCTTCTACAAATTTTAATAAAATAGCAAGTTGGGCTTGATTATTAGTGTACAGTCTAGTGCCGTCACCGTCTAATACTCTAACGTCCGCAGCATAGCCTTTGTCGTGTCTATTAGAACCTGTACGGTTAACTCCGTTGACGCCGCCTTCACTTGTAGGAACTTGGCCACCACTAGTAATTACTATATCGACCCCAGCTGCTGCGCCTGCTGTTTTAAGTATATTCATAAGTTCTGCTTGTATTGGTAAATTACGTTTTCCAGAGTTCGCATATGTAACATTGCCTACACCTGATCCGCTTGCAAGCGTAATTTGGTCTTTAGGCACACTACCTTCATAATAAGTTGTGCCATCTTCTCCCACAATAGCTGTAGATTCTCCGCCGCCATAGCCTGAGGTTTGAGAGGTATATTGATTGCCTCCTCTAAAGCCGCCCGGATTAGTTGTGCTGTTTCTAACTGCGTTATAATTAGCAGAGCTAGTGTTACCTAAGTTAGTTGGATTGCCGACTTCGGCATTAACCATATCAAGTATGCCTGACTGTTGTAGATTAACATAATCTAGTGCTGCTTTTGCAATATTAGCAGGGTTGTTAGCAACTGTGTCAGCATTACGTTGATAGATGCCTTTGCTTCTATCGTCACCTCTGTCTGTAATGATACGCAAGTCTGCTTGTATATCTTCAAACAAACTTGCTATTTCTGCTAGACATGCTTTGTGTGCGAGGTCATAGTCAATGTGTACGTGATCCGGGGGACTACTACCCGGATTAGTATCAACGTCTGGATGTGTAACAGTAGTTTGACCTACTCCTTCAGATCCACTGTTTTCAAATATTTTTGCGCCAGCTGATGACATTTACGTTCCTCGTATTATACTAGTATATTTATCCGAGAAATTATGCCATCTGAATGTTGCTGGTACTTGCAGTATATTGTTTTGCAATTTCAGGTTCGGTCTTTGCAACACAACTAACAGTAGTTGCTAGAATATCAAACTTTGCATCAGGACTTACACTGTACATATATGGTGCTAGACCTAAGCCTTGCTGTTGCATAATTAATACCATAGGCTTTTTAAGTGTAAACTTTGTTGTTGTTTCTTCTTCTAGACGAGCAACAATTTCTTCGCCTGAGCTTAGTTTTAGAGACACTGTGTCTCCGGTTTTGTATGGAGTTTCGATTAGCATTATAGTGTGTATCCTGTTCCGTTGTATCCTGTTTCTTCTAAGTAAGTAACCAACTGATCCTTACCGCCTATTGATTTTCCGCTTACTTTAATCTGTGGGAAAGTACGTGCTCCAGGGAACATTTCCAGTACTTCCTCACGAGTAAAATCTGTGTCAAGTTGAAAGTATTTAAATGGCAACTCTCGCATTTCACATAATCGTTTTGCTGTTTCACAATGCGGACAAGCAGGTTTTCCATAAATTTCTATCATAAACTAAATCCTTTAAAAGTGTCTGTGCCGACATCTTGTTTGGTGCCACCACTAACGTATGATGTAATTTCTGTTTCTTGCGGAGCAACTTGTACTTCGCTTCCACTAATCCATTTCTGTGTCCACGGTAATGGATTAGTCTTTGTATGGTATGGACTTTTTAGATTTACGTTAGTCATTCGACGTGTACAAATCCATTCAATGTATCCACTCAACAACTCTGTGTTAAGTCCAATCATTGATCCGTCTTTAAACAAATACTCTGCCCAAGCCTTCTCTTGATCAACTGCTTCTACAAACATCTGAACGCATGCTTCTTCTGTTTCTTCTGCAATCTTTGCATAGTCTGGATCATCTTTCTTGAGAATCTTTAGCAACATCTGTGTGCTTGCTAGGTGCAAGTTCTCGTCACGTGCAATCAGTTTAATGATCTTAGCATTGCCTTCCATTTGCTTCATTTCTGCAAACGCCCAGCTACATGCAAAGCTCACATAAAAACGTACACCTTCAAGAATGTTAACACTCATCAATGTAAGCCACAACAGTTTCTTTAGTTCATAAAGATCCACAACAATCTTCTTACCGTTAACGGTATGAGTGCCCACTCCCAGCAAGTTGTACCAGCTGCTCAACTCAATTAGATCATCGTAATATTTTGAGATGTCACCAGCACAATCTGCAATTTCTTTGATGTCTAGCATCTCGTCAAAGATTTTACTTGGATTGCTGTACACGTTACGAATAATGTGTGTATAACTACGACTGTGAATAGTTTCACTAAACGTCCACGTTGTAATCCAATTCTCAATCTCTGGCAAACTTACAATAGGAGCAAATGCTTCTACAGGTGCACGACCTTGTACACTGTCTAGTAGGATTTGACGCTTTAGATTGCTTGTAAAGATATGACGTTCGTGATCACTAAGAGCTTTAAAGTCTTTGCTGTCTTTGGTTACATCTACTTCTTCAGGACGCCAAAAGAATCCTAGTTGCTTGTCCGTAAGACCGTCAAAGCTTTTGTATTTTAGTGTATCATAACGCTGAATCGTAGGTCCGCCAGTTGGATCTAGAAATGCTAATACTTTAGTGTGGTCTGCTTTATTTTCAGTGTTAAAAACGCTCATATGTATCTCTTACCCTTGTATATGTGTATCTTATAATACAGTGTAACATGCCCCGAAAGGCATGTCAAGTATTAAATTGTGTATCAAATTGTACACGATTCGCAATCTGCATCGTCAATTTCAACGACTTCAAGTTCGCCCATCATCTTGTTTACATCGACTTCGCCTTGTCCGTCATTGGTGTTAAAGTAATACAACTGCTTGCCGCCTAGCTTGTAGAACATCAAAAGATGCTGCAACATTGTGCTCATTGGAATCTTTTCATCTTCAAAGAAGATTGGATTGTAGCTAGTATTTACACTAATGCCTTGATCGATGTACTTCTGTAGTACAGCCATAATCTTAATGTAACCTTCTGGGCTTTTCTGATCCCATAGCAAGTCGTACTTGTTCTTTAACCGCTTGTACTCAGGAACAACTTGCTTGAGTACACCATGCTTGCTCTGCTTGATACTAATTAAACTGCGAGGCGGCTCAATTCCGTTTGTAGCGTTAGCAATCTGCGCACTCGTCTCAGCTGGCATAAGGGCCATTAGTGTACTGTTACGAATGCCTGTAGCCTTTAGCTGTGCTCGTAGTGTATCCCAATCCATACGCTCAACATGTGGAACCAACTCATCTAAGTCTTTCTTGTATGTTTGGTTAGGTGTAATGCCATGACCATATTTTGTTTCCATGTTGCCACTTGGTGCACCAAACTCTGTTGCAAGATCTGCACTTGCTTTGATTAAGTAGTATGACCAGGCTTCTGCCCATTCGTCTACGAGTGCAAGTCCTTCTGGTGTAATGTTTTGGTACGACAAGTCATTTTTAGCCAACCAATATGCAAAGTTAATAATGCCAACGCCTAAAGGACGGCGCTTCTCTGTAGATAACTGTGCTGCTAGTATTGGATAGTTCTGATAGCTTAGTAGTGCATCAAGTCCACG